AACACCTTTAAAAAATTGAGGTTGTATATATTTTACAATTTGTTTATGTAATAAATCATAATATTCTAATGGTATAATTTTTTTAACATAATCATTAAATAATTTCATATCTAATGATAATAATTTATCATCTTTTTTAGAATAAATATCAAAAATTTTATCATTAATTTCTAAAATAAATTTTCTATCAGATGAATTATTTTTAATATAATCTATTTCTTTTTTAAATTCTCTTTTTGTATCAGATTTAATTCTTTTATAATCTTTTAATAAACAATCTTTATTAGATTTATCAGATTTTACAATTTTCATAGAATCTTCTAAACTTTTTTCTAATCGTTCAATATTTTCAGGTTTTAATTTATCTTTTAATAAATTATAAATTTCAAAATGTTTTAAAAATTCTACTATAATATTTTTAATATTAGAATCACTAACATCAGGAAAATTTTCACCAACATTAGATATTATAGATTTTTCAGTAACACCCTTGAATTTAGGTGGTATAATATCATCAATTCTATCATATATATCTCTAGGATGAATTGCTACTCTTCTGGAAATATCCCAATATTTAGGACATATGTAATTTATATTAATACTTTTATCCCCTATTTTATGTTGAGGAATACTATTTAAAAATGATGGAAAATCTGTTGAATATTCAATACCTTCATCATCTAGTTTTTGTTTTAAATCTTCTACTGTATCTGATGATAATATATAATCATTTATTTCTTTTAGTGATAATTGTTTATCACTAATTTTAATAGTTTTTAATATATCATATTTATTACAACGATCTAATTCTTCATCATCTAAAGGTATTGGCATTCGAATACCATCATTATTAGTACATTTAGCAGAATAATTAATACCTGTTTTAGGTGAAAATAATTTATCATCTTTAAATTTTAAATTATTCAAAAAATGATATGAATCTTTACCTTTATTAATTTTTCTACCACCACCATCTTGATCCGATAATGAAGTTAATGATCCTAATGAATTACTATCAGAAGATCCTTTAGATGATTCTTTAGATGATACCTCTTCTAATGATTCCTCTTCTAATGATTCATCTTCTAATGATTTCTCTTCTAATGATTCATCTTCTAATGATTCCTCTTCTAATGATTCATCTTCTAATGATTCATCTTCTAATGATTCATCTTCTAATGATTCTTCTTTAGAAGATTTACTAGGTGATTTATCTGATGATTTACTAGGTGATTTATCTGATGATTTACTAGGTGATTTATCTGAAGATTGATCATCTGAAAAAATATTAGATTCTTCATCTATTTGTTCTTCACTTGAAGATGAAGATGAAGATGAAATATCATCATCAATAAATTTAAATATTTGTTGTTGATCTTGTAAATCTTCAATTTCTTTATTATTAATATTTTCAGTAAATAAATTTCTTAATATTTTATTTAAATCACCTTTAATAAATTTTTCATATAATTTCATAAATATTTTTATAAAATGAATGATACGATTTAATTCATTTCTAGATTGAATATTATATATCTCAAAATTAATATTAGAATCTAAATATTTTGTCATTATAATTTCAGCTCCAGTTTCAGTAGTTGTTAATGATTTTTTTTTAAAATCATTTTTTTCTTGTCTTTCAGACCATTTTTTATATTCTGATGCAGCTTGATCAATACTTATACCTATATTTTGTGAAATAATTTCTATAAATTCTTCATCAGGTATTTCAATATTAGGATCATGAAGTACATTTATAATACTTTGTATTGTATCTATATTTTCATAATTATTAACTCTCTTATATTTTAATATAATAGTATCATGATCTTTATCCATTTTTTCTTTAACAATTCTAATATGAGTAATAAAATTAGATAAATATATTTCTAAATTTTCTTTTTCATATATATTATTACCTTCATCATCAGAAAAATTATCCATTGAATAAATTAATTTAGTATTCATAAAATTAATTTTATCATTATATTCATTTAATCTAGGTATTTTATTTATAGTATAAATTCTATATCTATTTATATTATTAATTAATATATTTATATCTTTATTTAAATCTTTTAAAATTTCATCACTTATATTTATATCATAATAATTATTAATTATAAAATCATAAGATCCATTCATAAATAAAATAAATGAATAAAATAGATTATGTTTTTTTAGATATGTTTTAAATATTATACAATTTCTAGGTTGAATGGAAGGTGGCATATAAGTAAAATCATAAGGTAATGATACATTATCTGAAAAATCATTTAATAATTTATTACATATATCTTTATCTAAAATACTTTTATCATCAGATAATCTAAGTTTTAATTCTGGTTTAAATAATTTAAAATATGAATTATTATAATCTTCTAATATTAATTTAGTATAAAATCTTTTAGAGTTTAATTCATAATCTGAGAATAATTTAATAATATTTATATTATTTTCTGAATTATTAGATTTAAAATTTAATAATTTACTAGTAAATTTTTTTTCTTTTAATAATTCATCCACATTATCATCTAATATATTTAATAAAATTTCATTATTGGATAATAATTTATTAATCTTTTTAATATTATCTTTTCTTAAATCTGAATTAATTTTATTATTATAATTATCTATATAATTTTTTTTTATATTTGGAAAATATTTATATATAACACTATATAAAAATTGATTATCTCTATCTGGTTTTAATATTAATATATCATTTAATGTAAAATAATAAATAGTATTTTTATCAATATTAAAATTATTTTCAAATAATTCATTCATTAAATTATTTTTATAAACATTAATTTTATTACCTATTTTATCTACAAAGTTTTCATCTAGATAATTAGATAATTCTATTTTATTTTTATTAAATATTTGTTTAATATTTATATTATCGTATGAAAAACCAATAATATTATAATCATTAACATATGCACAAATTTCATCACTAAGAATATTTAATTTTAATGATAATTTATTTAAAATAGTTAAATTTGTATCATCTGGATATAATTCTATATCATTATTATCATTATTTACAATATTAGTAAATCTATATGTTTGTTTTTGTAAAGTCAATGTTTCATATAACATTATATTAATATATATAATATATTATTTAAAAATAAAGATTAAAAAAAACTATTTAAATAAATTTATAAAATTACTGAATAGAACTTAATAATGATAAAGCATATGAATCATCTGGATTTTTACACATAATTTTAATAATATATTCATCAGGATATTTAATAGTTTGTGTTAATGTTTTATTTTTATTATTTGACATATATTTAGGTAATGAATAACTATGATAAGTAATTTTCTTTTTAATGACAATAACATTATTATTTTCTGATAAAATATTTAAATCTTCATTTGATATAATACCTCCAACAAATTTAAGAATATTTCTTGTTTTAATATTGTTTAATAATTCTTTTGCTTTATTTAATCTTGGATCATTTATAAATTCTAATGTAGAGAATATTTCATCAGTAAATTTATTAAAAGTTACCCAATCATTATTTTTAACAGATTCAGATATACTAAATATTTCATCTATTTCAGATAATATTTCTTTAATATGATATTCAATTGCTAATACAGTAGGATGATTACACAGTTGTTTATATAATGAATATCTTGACTGAAAGAATGAATCAATAGAACATTTTGCTTTTTCAGAATATATAATTTCATTATTTTCTATAATTGTATTTTTAAGAATAGTATCTAATTCAAATGAATATTTCATACCTGAATATTTACAATCTCTAAGAATATAATCCATTCTGTCTACATCAGTACCCGTATCCGAAGATACTATTTGATATAAATATTTATGTTCATAAAAGTTAATTATTTCATAATTGGGATTGATTATATTACTAATAAATGAAATATCTGATTCAGAATATCCTAAATTATATTTTTTATTCATATATTTAAATATTTCAATAGATCGTTCTTCATGTTCAGAATGAATACCTTTTTCAGATAACCAATCATCAAATAAATGAGATGAAATAGAATGTCCTAAATCATGAATTAATGCTGCTACAGCAATTAATTTATATTCTTCTTCACTAAAATAATTATTTTTACTATTTAATAATGTCATAAGTTTACATGCAAGATGATAAACACCAATAGAATGTTCAAAACGGTGATGAGTAGAACCAATCCATACAGAATATACAGCACCACCTTGTTTTATATTTCTTAAACGTTGATATTCAGGTGTATCAATAATTTGTTTAGCATATTCAGAGATTTCAATTTCACCGTGAATAGGACAGAATACAATCATATTTATTTTTAATTTAATAAAAAATTAATTTCAAATTTTTATAATATATATATTAAATGCAAAATAATGAAACTATTGTATATAGAGAAAAACAAGAAGATGGTATTGATAAAGAAATAATGATAGCATTAATATCATTATCAGGAAGTATGTTTACTGCAATATTGACATTATGTGGAGTATTTTTAAATCAAAATTATTCATCCAGTGAAAAAGTAGAAATTAAAAAAAAAGAAAATAAAAAAATAATAATATCTGAGAAAAAAAAAATACAAGATTCATTAAAAATATTATCAGTTGATAAGAAATCTAATGTAGAAATTAAAAATATGTTAGTAAGTGCTGAAGATAAAATAATGATGAAATGTAAAAATGATTTAGATAATAATTCTAAAGAAACTAATATAAAAAATAATATAGAAAAAAATATATATAAATCTAGTGATAATGAAATAGAAGAAAAAGTAGAAGAAATTTCTAAATTAATTCAAGATGAAGTAATAAATATAACAAATGAAGAAAAAAATATAGAATATACAGGACCTTGTGAAATATTAGAAACTAAATTAGAAAGTATACCATTTTTAGGTATAAAAGTTAATCAATCAAAATGTAATGAAAAACGAATAAAATGTCCATATTGTTCTAAATATTTTTGTCCATATCATTTTTGTCCTAATAATCATGGAGCATATGGAGGACATGTATGTGAAAATTATAAAGGTTAATTAAAAATATATGGAGTACTTGTTATATTCATACCACAATATTCTTTTGGATATTTAGAATAATCTACTGGTTGATATAATCCAATTTCTTCAGCTGCTTCTAATAATACTTTCATCCAATCCCAAAACTCAGGTGGATGCTGTAAAGTAATATTACAAACATGTGCTAATTCATGACAAATTGTAAATATTACTAAATTTTTATCATTAAATTCATAATTTTTTTCTTTTGTATGTCTTAAACATAAATATAATTCTTCTCCTTTATTTATCATATACGATTTGTAGCGATGATAAGGATCAGATTCTGAAATATTATTAACTTTAAAATTATTTAATAATCTTTCAACACCATTTTTTCTATAATCATAATCAGAACTATCTTTATCAGCATTATCTATATATTTATCTTTAAGTTTTTGAGATAATTTTATTATATCTTTTTTATAATTTGCTAATAAATCTGCTGCTGCTTGTGAATTAGGAAATTTTCTAACTAAATATACTTGATCATCTACTGTAGATTTAATTTTAATGACATCAGGATCAAACATATCTTTATTAAAAAATATCATTATTGAAAAAAATATACATAATAATATTAAGAATAATAATAAATCATCCATTATATATATTATATATTATTATAAAATTTGAAATCTATATTAATTATAAAAGTAAATAAAATGGATTTATCGTTTTTAAAAGAAGAGACATCTGATATTAATAAGAAAAATAAACTTATTAAATTAAAATGGGAATATATAAATAATTTAAGACATTTAGAAAAATTAATACTAGAATTTGAAGATAAATTAAGAATAGAATGTAAACATGAATTTAAAACTGAACGTGAAGATGGACCTTATGGAAAATTATGGGATACATGTAAATTATGTGGATATACAAAAAGACATTAATTTAATATATATAAATATATAATGTATAAATATTTTTTTCCAGTTTTAATTAGTAGTATAGGAATATATTATTATTTTAAAAGTTTAAATAATTATAAATTAAAAATAATAGAAGAAAATGAAATAATTGAAAATGAAATAATTGAAAATGAAATAATGATAGTTGATGAAATAAATAATTTAGATATAAATAATTTAGAAGACAATGATACATTAAATGATATGCAAAGATATCAAATAATATTATATAAAGAACCATTTACAATATTTAATAATTGGGAATTTATAAATTAAATTTGAAAATAACATATAATTTAAAAAAATTAAATATGGATATTGAAGAATTAATTAATAATATAAATAATTATGATGAAATTACTAAATCATTTTATGATAATTATTTAAAAAATAAAAATATTACATTTGATAAATTATTAAAAGATACATTAAAAAATAAATCTTTTAAATTAAATCTAAATAAAATTATTTTAAGAAAATCATTTTTAAATTTAGTACAAAAAGATATATTTAAATTAGATAAAGAGTTTTTAAAGTTATTAATAAAAAAACCGCAGAGAAGTTTATCAGGTGTTCAAATAGTATCAATATTAACTTCACCATATCCTTCATGGATAGATAATGAAGGAAATAAACAAGTTCAAGAATTTTCTTGTGAACATGATTGTTATTTCTGTCCAAATGAAAAAGATGAAAATAATAAAATGGTTATGCCTAGATCATATTTATCTAGAGAACCAGCATGTATGAGAGGATTAAGAAATAATTTTGATCCAATAGAACAAATATATGATAGATTATTTTCATTAGAAAATCAAGGTCATCCATTAGATAAATTAGAAATAATTGTATTAGGTGGGACTGTATTAGAATATCCACGTGAATATTTAGAATATTTTACTAGACAGATATTTTATATTTGTAATATATATCCATTAAAATCAGGTAGAGATATTAAATCATTAGAAGAAGAACAATATATTAATGAAACAAGTAATATTCGAATAATTGGTTTAACACTAGAGACTAGACCAGATGGAATAAATCATGAATCAATATATTTTCTAAGAAGATTAGGTGTAACTAGAATGCAAATAGGTATTCAACATACACATAATCATTTATTAAAAAAAATAAATAGAGGACATACAGTAGAAGATTCAATAAATGCAATTAGATTATTAAAAGATTCAGGATTAAAAGTAATATCTCATTTAATGCCCGATTTACCTTTTGCTACAATGAAAGATGATATACAAATGATGACAAGAATATTATTAAATCCAGAATTATTATGTGATGAATATAAAATATATCCTTGTGTAGCAACAGATTTCACAGTCATTCAAAAATGGGCAAAGCAAGGTAAATATGTATCCAATGTAGATAAAGATCCACAATATTTAGAAACAGTAATCGGATATTTTATGGAAAATGTTCAACCGTGGGTTCGTGTGCCTAGAATTA